AACCTTTTTATATTGTCATTTGGCATATTACGAACAATTCCATACAAAAACGTTTTGTTACGCTAAGCCCTTCTGTACGTAGCTATTCCCAGCTTAAGGCATAACGCTTTGAGAACAAGTGTTACATTCCGCGTATCTTTGTGGAAGTGATTTTGTGTACACTTTTGCGTACCCAAAAGCCAAATGTGTACCCATTCAATGATAACCGATACGAAGCTCAGGAAGGCCCTTGGTAAGAAACGTCAAGATATTGAGATCGTTTCTGATTCACACGGACTTAACGCCAGAATTAGCCAGGCAGGCAAGGTTTCATTTTTCTATCGGTATCGTTGGGCCGGTAAGGCTGTAAAACTCAATGTTGGTGATTATCCGGCAATGAGTATTGCTCAGGCAAGGGAACGTCGCCAGCAATTCAGATCCTGGTTAACTGATGGGCTGGATCCCAGAGAGCAAGTTAAGCTAGAGAAAATGACCCGTAAGGACGCAATGTCAGTGGCCGAAGCATTCGACTACTGGCTAGAAAAGCACTGTATTGCTAACGGTCTGGTCAAAGTCGAATACTATCGACAGGTTTTCGTGAAGCATATTGCCGAACCCATGAAGAACGTAAAGGTCGATAATTCATCGAAGCTACACTGGATTCATGTATTTGATAATATCGAAAGTAAGGTTATGGCTCACTATATGCTTTCCCTGTGTAAGCGAGCGTTCCGGTTCTGCGTAAACCGGGGAGTAATTTCTTCCAACCCGCTGGAAGGACTGTTGCCAGGCGATGTAGGGCAAAAGCCTAAAAAAAGAACACGCAGGATGGATAATGATGATTTGCGAACTATCTATCAGTGGTTGAAAAACCACATGTCTATCGAGTCAGTATTTTTAGTAAAATTCATCATGCTTACCGGATGCCGAACGGCAGAGATCAGACTGAGCGAGAGAACATGGTTTCGCTTAGATGATAATGAATGGGCCGTTCCTGCTGGAAGTTATAAAACCAGGGTGCACATAAGAAGGGGGCTTTCAGACGCCGCCGTGAATCTGGTGAGAAACCACCTGAGCAAAATAAATACCAATCATCTGGTGACTTCACAACGGAATATGGATGGCAAAATAAAAGACGAGCCAGTGCACCCGCCAGTTGCCTCTAATTACGCTCGGTCTATATGGCAAGGCACAGGGATGGCGGAATGGTCTTTGCATGATATGAGGCGAACCATCGCAACTAATCTATCTGAGCTAGGTTGCCCGCCGCATGTGATTGAGAAACTGCTCGGGCATCAGATGGTGGGTGTAATGGCCCACTACAATCTTCACGACTATATTGATGAACAGAAACACTGGCTCCGCGTCTGGCAGAGCCATCTCGAAAAGATTATCGGTGAAACGTTTAGTTAATTGATCTGCCTTTTACCTTCCCATGCCTTAACGGACTCCGATCGCCAGCGGTTGGGGTTACCAGGAAAATCTGGCGGTGGGAATGGGCATGCAAAGCCGCGAGGCATCGTGTCGGCACTCTGCCATGACCAAAGGGTTTTGCGTGAAATTTTGTATCGACTGGTCAGGTCTGAAGTTACCAAAATATCATCCATAGATCTCTCCACTGGCCCCAGCCGGGGCCGTTGATAATTCATTCTCAGTTGTCACGGCGCCATGCGAACGGCAACGGTTCAGGCAAAATCCACAGGTGGCGCATATTCGCCACATTGACCACATCGCGCTCGGCGGGGTAAATCTCGACCGCATCCCGATCCGCATAGCCATCGGCGTTTTTGATTTCCTGCAATGCGTCCCAGGTGATGCCATCCTTCCAGCGGCCGTTCATCCCCATGCCGGTTATGTTAACGGTCAGGCGGATAACGCCTTCCTCTTCCCTGAACTCCTGCACCAGAAAATACGAGTTGGCCCAGACTTCGGTACGTTTCGGGTCGTGAAGCTTTTGCGGCCACTGCGCTTTCGGTACTTCTTTAAAATTACAGGTCATGATTTTCCCCTGAGTCCCATCACTGGGCTGGCCAGAGCCCGCAACCGGCGAGGTTTATCCATCGGTGTCGCGATGTAGCTGTGCTGACAGTTCCTGATCTCGACGCGAAGTTTGGTCCCGTCTACCCGGATCATATAGTCCATGCTTTTGCCGGTTATACCGTAATCTCCGAAACGCTCGTAATGCTCCAGGAGCGCTGCGGCGCAAGCCTGTCGGGCCACGGGAGATTGTTTGCTGCCTCTGTTAATTAGTCTCATCGTTAACCGGGAGGGCGAACCCTCCCGCCTCCCTTAGCCGACATACTCAGGTTTCATATCCAGCAGCGTGATGCTGAATTTCTCGTACAGCTCATCGCCCAGGTGGCGTTTTGCCGCCGTCAGGGTTTGCTCAGCCTTTGCGAATCGTTCAACGGCATCCGGTTCATTTGGCAGCGGAAGGGAGTTGATCGCCGCTTCGACTTTGTTTCGCGCATCCACCAGGTAGTAGCGCTTCACGGCTTTGTTTTTCAGTTCAGTAAACAGGGCGGTGCCCAGTCTGGCTTTCGCTGCTTCGATATCCACACGTACAGCTTTCGCGCTGTCGACGTCTTCAGCGGCTTCAATGCGGTCGCGGAATTCATCGGCCAGGGCATCGATATTTGTTGTAGTCTCCTGTGCGCTGGTGGTGGTTACCTCAGCGGTAATTTCCTGCACGCTCATGCGTTGCACAGGGGCTGGATTGATTTCTTTTTCTTCCCGATACGAAAGATCATCAGCATCCTGAAAACCCATTACTGCAGCAGGGCAATATGCTTTAGCCCAGTATTTTGTGGCGAGGTAAAGGATCTGCTGCTTTGGGTTAGTTACCCACAATGGTGAGTTCCTGATTGCTACGCTTGAGAGATAAAGCTTTTCACCCCAAGTTATTTCACTTTCGCCTTTGATAATGGCGCCAGCGCGAATAAACAGGCCGAGCTCATCTTCATCATTCCAGTCACGTACGCGCACAGTTGTTTCGTAAGTTCCTTTGCTACCGGTTTTCTTAACGGTTGTGTCTTTGCTGCGGAGGCATTTCTCCCAGTCACCTCCGTATTCGTAATGGAAGCGTCCACGAATAGCACCAGAACTTGTTAAGATGGCGCTGATAAGCTGTGCCTCATACCCGAGTTTACCGCCTACAAAAAACGTCTTTTGTGCAACAGCGTAAGGGTTCATTCCCCACTGCATAGCCTGCATAACAATCGCCATGCAGTCAGCGGGCTTCCCGACAAGGTGGTCAGGAATGGCAATCGTTGCATCGGCCATGAGGTTGGCAAAGGCCGTTAATTGCCCCAAAGCCTGGACGTTGAAAATAGAATTGCTTGCTGAAATAGTATTCGGCGCCTGCTGTTCAGCAGTGATGATATTGGTGTTTTCCATCGTCATTCCCCTTAAGCCTTGCGCAGCGCTTCGAGGCGGCGCGCATCGTAGTCGTTCAGTTCGTCGGCGTAATCGTCAACAATCGGTGCTGGCCATTCGCCGGTATCGAATGCGTTCGCGATTGCGCGCATGGTAGTGCGGTATTCAAGCGCACCCAGCTCCAGCAGTTCCTGGCTGGCTTCGACAATGGCTATCCAGTGATAACCTTCGTCTTTGTTAACGAAAATCCAGAAGAACTGGTCCAGTGCTGCTGTTTCGGTATACATGGCCGCACTCAGGTGATAATCGCGGTCAATAATTTCCCGGTGCAGCCGGGCACGCAGGCCGGACTGCTTCACGTTCCACATGCTGATCGTCTTGAGGTCAGCCCCGATGCGGATGCCGTTCATATCGATTTCAAGGTCAGGGCGTACGCGGATTTCCAGCCCGGTTTCTTCGTCGATCCCGAAATAGCTGACTTCAACTGCACGCTCCGGGTGCGTCAGGAACTTGCCGGCGGTCGGGTGGGCCAGTAACGCCGACTGAATAGCCCGGGCGGTTGCCAGCTGCTGGCGCGTTACCAGAATTTTTTCCTCCGGATTTTCGCGCCAGGCATCCAGCAGTTCGTCTGCAAACACCGCATCCGGTTTGACCGTCTTCACCGCCTGTATCAGGTCGGCTTTGGTACCTGATACTTTCAGAGATGCTGGTTTCTGAGCCTCCTGCGCCACCAGGTCAGGATTGATGATCGCCAGCTGCTCCAGTAGCGCATCACGGCTACCGCTGGTTTTCACCGGCGCGGGCAGGGTGGCGTTGTACTCCTTAATGCAGGCTTTCATTGCCGTCGCCGTCTGCTTCTGGTCAGGCTCAATACGCTGATAATCAGCAGGCAGAGCCATATAGCTCTGCGCAGTCTCTTCCAGACTGCCGCCCAGCGGCACTGGAGCTGTCAGGGTGGCGTTGTGCTCTTCCAGCAGCGCTTTGATATCATCAGCGCTCAGCAGCGCCGGCAGGCTGGCGTTGTGTTCGTCGATAAACGCGCGCAGCGTTGTGGTGGTGGTGAACGCACCCTGCGGGATTTCAGGTTCAATACTGAATTCTGTGTGCAGGTTCTCCGGTTGCAGTGCCAGCGCATGCACCAGGTTACCCATATCCAGCACTTTGGACTGCTCGCGGGAAATGGTCTTTTCAACGTGGCGCGCATTGAAATACATCAGCGATACACGGGCATCTTTCACCATGGTTGAGCTGATACCGTTCGCGGCGTGGTAAACGTTATTCGGTAAACCTTCATAACGGCCTGGTTCGAAGAAAGACGGGTACTCAATAGCTTCTGGTTCAGTTTCTGGCGAAGATGGCTCGCTTTGTTGCTGATCCGGTTCAGACTGGGCCGGTTTAACAGATTCCTGGTTCGTTTCCGGCTCAGTGTGGTTAGCCAGGCGCGGAGCGTTAGCCGCGAAAATATTGGCAGCGTTTACGGCATCTGCCTGCGGATGATCTTCATCAGCGCTTTCGCCTGTTGAAACCGGTGTACCAGCCGGGATTTCGTTACTGACAGCCGTTTCCATCTGCACATCTTCGGTAGCCTCCAGTTCTTCGCGTAGGCCTTCGGCCATTTCCTGATAAGTGGCGTCACCCATTACCGGGCCGTTGTCCGGATTAATCGGAGTGTTACCAGTCAGCCCTTCGATGGAGAACACTCCAGCGCCGAGGTTTTCAACTTTCGGCTGTGACGCTGCTTCGTCAGCCCGGCGACGTGCCCCTTCTTCACGGACTCGCTGTAAGTTTTCTTCGTGAGTACAGAAAGATTTACGTGGCGTTTTATCCCATTTCGGATCCGCCGGGTCGCTGATGCCCTCAACATATTCGCCGCGGTCAGCCGCCAGTTGTTTATCCAGGGTTGCACGGTTGAATTGCGCAGCCTCTACAGTTTCAATATCTGGCTTGTCGTGCTGGTGTTCTTTCAGGTTTGCGCTGATGTAGGTTTGGAGGCTGACCGGGAAATGATGGACGTTTTCGGCGGCACCACGTATCAAGGCGAAAATGGCAGCGCGCGAATAGTCCAGGATGCCCGCTGTTTTGCGCAGTGCGGCTGACCATTCCCTGAACGGGCTTTCTTTTTTCTCAATGATTTCTCTGGCTCGGCGGTGAATAGCCCCCGGGATGTTGTAGATATCGAAATCCATGGGCAGCGTCGCGGCTGCAATTTCATAATCCAGCGTTTCCAGGGTGTGCGCATAATCCTGGCTGCGATCTGTCACGATGCCGCCGCCAGCGTTCGTGCCAGTGTCTGTGCGCTGAATGGCGGAAATGCGGTTACCTTTGGCCCATTCCTTCACAAGCAGACCTTTGTCGACATACGCGGTTTCGCTCCAGGCTTTCAGGAACTGCAGCATTACGCCAAGCTCAGGCAATTTTTTATCCTGCGGGAACACTTCCCTGACCGCGTCGGTCAGTTTCCATAGGTCGTATTCCCTGACGTCTTTCAGGGAAGGGGTGTTTTCAGCGGCCAGGAGCAGGTTTTGTACGTACGAGTTATCCACGTCCATTTCCAGTGCAATAAGGGCATTTTTCTGCTCTGCCTGGATGTGGTAGGCGTATTCGCTTTCAGAAATAAACTGAGCGAGTAGACGCTGGCGGAATGGCAGGGTTGCTACGGTGATAAGCTCTGGAATTTCCGCATTCTGCAATTTCTGAACAATGTCAGTTGCGGAGGCGGCGGTAGTATTAATTTCAGGCCAGTCATGAACGATGTCAGCCCACTCTTTAACGAGCTGGGAACGATCACCCGGGTCAGCTTCCACCCAGGCTGTAATAAAGCCGTTGATGGCGCTTACTTCGTGGTTCTGCTCCAGTGGGAATAATTCTTTTACAGCCTGAATGAGTTTCCACTCAACATGCGCAGAAAGTTCATCAATGCCTGGTACCTCCCGGCAGGCCTGCAGCAGATTCTGGATATAGATATTGCTTTCGTCCGCCTCAGCTGCGCCGATCTGTACGTGCACAGCTTCACTGATTTCTTTTTCTTCAGTGTCGTTAAGCAGGTGTGCAATCAGGCGCTGCGGCAGGCGCAGTCGTGCTACCGGGCGGAGGAGTGCAGGGGCGTCAGCTGCCGGAGTACTGGCTTTAGCGGCAGCTTCTGCAAGCTGCACGCGCTCGTCCTGGATATTCACGGATTTGGCTTCTTTGGAGGTTTTGCTCCAGGACTTGCCGTCGTCGCCGAGTTCATAACGATCGCACCAGGTATCATCCAGAACGCGCTCGGCGGGCAGGTCGTCGACAACAAGCCAGTTTGTACGGACCGGCAGCTGGTAATCCGCGCCGCGACCGACTTCGATTTCGGCATCTTCCAGGATGTTCTCGATTTCACGCTGGGCGCGTGAGTCGGATTTTGCAGAGAACCAGCAAAACAGGTTTTTTGCTCCTGACTTCGCTTTTGCCTTAATGAGAAACGCATATGTGTTCATTGCGTCTGAGCTCCTTTGGGTTGTAAGATCCCCGGCGCTTGTAAGAGCCGCCTTCGGTTTAGGTGAAAAATTCCGGTATGCTTTGGTCGGTGTTACCGGACGTAAGGCCCGCTTCGGCGGGTTTTTGCGTTTATGGCTCGTGGGCCATCTGGTCGTGCTCGGCGCACTGCCTGGAGCAGTACTGCCGTTCTTCGCGGGAAAGCATGTTGCCGCGCAGTAAAAGCAGGGTACTTTTCACTTCATCGCCTGGTTGAAGCAGGCTTTTGCAGTAGGCGCATTTCGCACCGGCGGTTTCCTGACCGTGAATCATCGGATCCCCCCAGCCATTCAGTAAAACTTCCACAAGACAATCGTTGATACGTATGGCGCCGCGCATGGTGCGCAGGTAAACGTATTTGCCGCGAACTGCTGACACATTCCAGGTGTGCCCGTCGTGCTTTGCCAGCATTCCCGGAACCACACACTGGCGAATGATGTGCATCGTGCCGTAGTGTTGATTAACCATCTCACCCTCTGCCGTTATCGCCCGGCTGGCGGAACGTTGCTGATTATCGGCGCATTAAATGGTCTTCGTCGGTAGTGCCAGACGCTGATCTTCTGGTTGCCGTCGGTGCGGCTGCAGATTCACCACCACGAAGACCACTGTTTGCTGATGCGGTAAATTTAAGACAACTTAAATTAATGATCAAGAGTATTTTTGAAGAAAACTTAAATTTAGGTATGTGACTTGATTTTTCTAACCACAGGAGATTTGTTGGTATTAAAAAAGGGCCGGACGGCCCTTAGGGTAGGTTTGGAATTTTTGCGTCAACGACAACGCCAATTATTTTACAGTTGCCGTTTATTTCGGTCATTTGATATTGAGGATTAAGTGGCTTGAGGTATTGCCTTCCGGCATCAATCACGTACTTTTTAAAGGTTGCCTCATTAACACCTTCCAACTTTGCCACTACTAACTTTCCATTGCGAGGCTCAACTTCTGGGTCAACTAATATTACCATTCCTTCAGGGATACTTAATCCCGCAGAAGCGGTCATTGAATCGCCCTGGACAGTCAACCAAAAAGAATCTTCAGAACATTCAACGGTTGTTTCGTACCAGTTATCGATGGCTTTTCGATGATAGGGTTCTACAGCTTCCATCCATTGCCCCGCGCTTACCCAGCTTATTAAGGGGTAGCTCCCCTTAGGTTCATGTGCCGCATGAAATGCAACGTTAGAAGTACTCGTGTCTCCTTTGAGAAGATAATCAGGTGAACAACGCAAGGCTCTTGCCAAAGAAAGTAAGTTTTCACCCTTAGGTTCCGTCTCTTCTCTTTCCCACTGAGAAATGGCTGCGTTTGATACGCCAACCATTTTTCCAAGGGCGGCCTGTCTAATTTTCAACTCTTTGCGCCGCGCACGTATGCGTTCGCCCATCGTTTGTCTTGTCATAGTTAAGATATCTTAAATCCTCTTGACTTAAGATTCCTTTAGTTGATAATTTAAGTGTTCTTTAATTAATAGGTGCCGCAATGTACAAAAAAGACGTTGTTCAACACTTTGGCAGTCAGCGTGCTGTTGCTCGTGCGCTTGGACTAAGCGAATCAGCAGTATCTCAGTGGAAATCAGTAATCCCTGAAAATGATGCGTTCAAGCTTGAAGCGATCACATCTGGAGCCCTAAAGCGAAACCCCGACCTTTATAACCGAGCAGCTTGATCTGGCTGCTCAGCACAACGAGGACTTTCATCAATGGTGAACCACTATGCAATCACTCGCGTACCAGCAGAGTAACAACAACTTACAACGAGCCGTGAGATTTGAATCTCACACTAAAACGCCCCAAGTGGACGATCACGCAAACCTTTGTTCGGCAGTTCGTTGCTGGGCAAATGAGATGGGTGGCCAGTTATTCGTTGCAATGATCGTCGCCGATGCCTGGCGGGAAATGGGCGGGGAAGGTATCGAAATTTCGGCTGAGCCTCTGGTGTGGCGAACGAAGCTTTTCCGCTGGCTGGATAACCGCAATAACTCACCCGACGCGCGGGCCAACATCGTCAGACTGCGTCCGGCAATCCTGGGTCAGATGCCGGACGTTATCAAACGCCGGTTTGGTTACGAGGCGGAGCCAACTGAAGCGGAGCTGGTTGTTGCGGCCATCAAGGAATGCAGCGAAGCACACCAGGCAAAGTTGCTGGGATCACCTGTGCACAAGCTCGAAAAAGAAGTTCGAGAGGCAGCTGAGTCGGTCCTTCGATTTCTGCCGGCGGATTCTCTCGGTGTGGTTCTCAACAGCCTGATGGCAATGATTCCGCAGGTGATGTGAGGCCGCTTATGAACCACGAGCAATTTATCGAGAAGCACGTCCGCGAAGAGCTTATTCGCCTGGGTTTTCCTGTGCCGCTGGCTCAGGGGGGGGCATTCCAGGCCGTGGATTTATACAGGCGCATGTCTCAGGCAAGCCGTAAGGGGAAAATTTTTGATGATGTTTTACGACACGCGAAGTTGTGGGCGGAGAAACAAACAACCTCAGCCGACAGGTTCGAAGAAAAGCGCGTTAAGCGTACCGAACAGCGCGGGCTGTTCTGAAAGGGTGAAGACCGATGTGCGCCAACACTTCGGCCTTCGGGTGCAATCACGACACGCAATTACGAGGCGAGTATGTCAAACACTGCTGAAGTAATCAATTTTCCCATGAAAACTACCGAGAACGCAGGGGGGCTTATGGCCGACCTGTCCAACGGGTATACCAAAATCGCCAATGAAATTCAGAAGCTCAAACCTCGCCTCAGAATGTCGGGCAGGGAGTGGCAGTGTTTCGAGGCGGTTATCTGGCTGACCTATGGATGGAACAAAAAACAGGACCGGGTCACAAACACTGTGATTTCAGGGCTTACCGGGCTAAGCGACAGCCATGTTTCTGATGCGATCAAATCGCTTGTGGAACGCGGCGTTATTTTCAGCCATAAGCAGGGAGTGATGAAAATCGTTGGTATAAATACTGACCTTTCCGCCTGGATTTTAGACAAACCGAAAACGGGAAAAGTTTTCCCGGAAACAGGAAAAACCTTCCCGGAATCGGGAAAAACCTTCCCGGAAACGGTAGACACCCAATACAAGAACAAGAACAGTATTAAAAGATCTTCGTCTGAGAATTCTGGCGAATCCTCCGACACCCGTCTGAAAAAGTTTTTATCAGCACATCCTGAAGCAGAAATTTACACCCCTAACGGCGCCAAGTGGGGAACTGCTGAAGACCGGCAATGTGCGGAGTGGATTATTACTCTGGTAGAAAAAATCAAACCTTCCCCGAAGAAACCTGTCCTGATCGCCTGGGCGAACGACGTGCGCCTGATGCGGGAGCTGGACGGGCGCAGTCATCGCGAAATTTGCGAACTGTTCCGCTGGGCAAGTCAGGACGCTTTCTGGTGCACGAATATTCTCTCCCCCGCAAAGCTTCGCGCTAAGTGGGACACGCTAAGCCTGCAACGCGATGCTGGTGGACGTCGTTCCACTTCCGGCAATGCCCAGGGTATCGACTTCAACAACACAGACTGGATTAACGGGGTGTTCGATGAAAACCTTCGCTGAAAGCATGCAGAACTACGATCGCGAGAACTTCCGCCGTGTAGCGCAAGGAATGCCCGAAGTGCAGGACGCAAGGCACCAGGTTCAACAGGCCGAGCAGGTGGCTGTGATTTTCAATTCGCTGTTCGCGCAGCTTCGCGCCGCGTTCCCGGCAGCAGTGGCGACCATCCGTACCCAGGACGAGTTTGATGAAATCCGTCGCCAGTGGCTGCTGGCGCTGGGCGAAGCCGGGATCGTCAACATGGCGCAGGTGGATGCCGGTATGCGCATTGCCCGCACTCAGGAAAAACCGTTTCTGCCGTCCCCTGGTCAGTTCGTGGCATGGTGCCGCGCCGGGGAAAGCGCCGCCGTGGGTCTTCCTGACCAGAACGAGCTGGTAAAGCTGATTTACGAGTACTGCCGCAACCGCAGCCGTTACAGCGATGCCGAGTCGTATCCGTGGCCTGACAACGACGTCACCCCGCGCACCGTGAAATATCGTGCCAGCTACTGGCTGGTCACAACCCTGTACCAGCAGATGCGTTCCTACGGGCTCACCGATATGGAACTTAACCGCAAAGCCGGTGAGGAGCTGGCAAAAATGGTGAAACGCATTCGCGCTGGTGAAGTGATTCCTGAGCCGGTTGCGCGTCTGCCAGTGCTGGGCAGCAAACCTGTTACGCGTGAGCAGGGTATGGCGAAAATTCAGGAAATCCGGGCGAAGTTTGGGCTTAAAGGCGGGAGGGCGTAACCATGCGCAGTAAAGACCAGCTGGCGGTGATCGCTTTTCTTGAAGCGAATAAAACCGCTACGCCCCGGAAGCTCGAGCGCCAGCTCGGCTGGACCAACAAACATACTCACGCCATCCTGGGCCGCCTGGTGCGGATCGGCATTATAAAAAACATCGGCAGGCCGGCGCATCCCGATTACCGCCTGGTGCAACGCTGGCAGGCAAAAATTAGCTCACCTAAGGCTAAGAAATCTAAACCTGCAGCGCCGTCCGTAGTGTCAATATGCCGCCAGAACTGGCAGGGCTATCACATCCATAAAATCTTCGGGAGTTCCCGCGCATGAAAGACATGACCCATGAGCAGTTGATTCGCGCCACCTACGTGGTCGCTAAGTTTAAAGATCCGGAGACAGCGAAGCTGCTGACCGAACTGGCGGGGCGGCTGGACTGCGCACTGGTAGCGGCGCGTACGGCTTGTCTGGAACGTGACGCCTCTGTCAGAGCCGAAATTGAGTGGGAGACGGCCATGCATCAGGCTACCGGCGCTGACAGCGTTGATGATGTGGTTCTGGCGATCGAAAAGCTGAAAGCCGGGCGTGACGCGCAGAGAGCGCGTAGTGATGCGCGGGAGGCATCAGCATGAGCAAAAACGAAGGATTGACCATGAACCAACTGGCAGAAATCAACGCGCAGCATGTGACGACCATTGCCGCTCTTGAAGCAAAATGCGCGGCGCTGGCTGCTGAGGGTTCCGTGATGCTCCGTTTACTGACGGATATCAGCGAAAACCACCTGGAATATTTATCCGAGGGTGAGGACTGCATGATGGCAGGCGTACCACTGGATTACGTGTCAGAAATCAACGCCTATGTAACGCGCGATGTTGAAGCAGAAAACCCATTCACGACCACCGACGCTTTCTTGGCGGAAATCCGCAAACAGGGTGTTATCGAATTTGCAGCAGCGATGGCGGCTTTACACGCTGAATGTCAGGCGGGCGGATATTTTGACCGGCAGGTAAAGGTTTACGCCAAAGCTCAGGAACTGGCTGAGTCGTATCTTAAGCAGCGTTGCGGGGAGCAAACAGCATGAGCAAATCATTAAACGCACGTTGTATTCGTCGCTGGAAATTTCAGATGCGCGATGTATGCGATTCGAAAGTAAACCCGTGGTGGCGTAAGCATCATCTTCGCGGTTACATCCGCGAGGCTGCGCTGACAACAGCTGACTGCATGGTGGACCGTCTGGCGTACAACAACGCAATACATGATTTTGTCGCTGAAAACGGGGATGACTCTGGCTGGTCTCCTGAGTTTTTAGTCTGGTACAACAGCAGGCGCCGCAAGCAGTACCTGCAAGAGGCTCGCGATTACCTGAACGAAGAAGCCACCACGGAAGAAATCGACGAAGAAATTCAGAACGAGCTGGAGGCATGGAATGACTGAACAGCTCACTATCGAATCGCTGATAGGCGACGGCGCATTGTTTATTTCCAACCATTCCGGCGGCAAAGATAGCCAGGCAATGCTGATTAAACTGCTGGAAGTTATTCCGCCTGAGCAGCTCATCGTCGTCCATGCTTCGCTCGGCAAAATTGAATGGCCCGGTGCGCTGGAACTGGCCCAGCAGCAGGCAAAAAACGCTGGGTTACCGTTCATTGTTGCCAGGGCGCGCAAGACGCTACTGGAGATGGTAGAGCGGCGCTTTCAGAGCCGCCCGGAGGTCCCGAGCTGGCCTTCAGCCAGCACACGTCAATGCACAAGTGATCTAAAACGTAACCCCATTCAGCGCGAAGTAAGAGCGTATGCGAAGTCGAATGGTTTCAAGACTATCGTTAACTGCCTCGGGCTGCGCGCCGAGGAGTCTCCGGGAAGAGCAAAGCGAAAGGCATTTCGTAAGAATGAAGCTGATTCAAATTCGGTGCATACCTGGTACGAGTGGTTACCTGTTCACGATCTTAAGGCCGAAGAGGTGTTCTCCACCATCAGCGCGGCAGGGCAGGAACCGCACTATGCCTATGCGCTGGGTAACGACCGCCTGAGTTGCGTTTTCTGCATCATGGCGAGCCGGAATGATCTTAGAAACGGTGCCAAACAGCACCCCGAACTACTGGAGGAGTATGCGTATCTGGAACAATGCACCGGCTATACGATGCACATGAACCGCATCCCAATCAGGGAGCTGGTCGCATGAAGGCGCTATTGGAGTACGCCACAAAACGCATCGTTGAGCTGGAAAGCCAGCTGCTGGTGGATGTGCCGGAAACGGTCTGGCCAGCTGAAGTCGGCGTGGTCTATTCACAGGTAGAAAGCGCTGGTGATCTCCCGGCGCATCACCAGCGGCAAGCCTTGGTAAAACAAAAAAAGGTATAAAGAATGGAAGTAAGTATGATCCATATTTATAAAAACTAATGATAACATGTTGATAAACAAATTATGGAGATCGATTATGCACCTAAATAACGTTTTTGGAGTTTCTCGGGACCCTATTGCAAGTTACATTGAACGAGATTCGGTTGATTCCACGCTATCAGATGCCCTTGCTACTACAAAACAGATCGTTATTTATGGCTCGTCAAAGCAGGGCAAGACTGCACTTCTTCAGAGACATTTAGATGAACAATATCGGTGTACCTATCACTGCGGTCCCACTAGTTCAGCGGAAGATATTTATCGAGCATTTTTACGTCATTTAGGCGTGGAAATTGTGACTGAAAAAGCTAGTACAACTAGCAAAGAGGGATCAGCCTCTCTGAAAAGTACATTTTCAGCTTTTATACCCTTTTTAGCGAAGGGCGACGTTGAAGCTGGGGTTGAAGGAAAAGTCGGGAAGGAGACTCAAACAACAAGTAAACCTATAGAGTTTAATCTAAATGCTGCTCAAGATGTAGGCGAGCTACTATTGGCAGTCGGAGGCGGTGAAAAGTTTTTTGTACTTGAAAACTTTCACTATCTTGCGGTTGAAGTTCAAGGTCAACTTGCATTTGATCTCCGTACATTTGAAGAAATGGGTATCCGATTTATCATCCTTGGTGTGTGGCGAGAAAATAACAGGCTAATCCAATTTAATGGTGATTTACAAGATAGGATAGCTGAGGTCCCTGTTGAACCCTGGGAGACCGAAGATTTTGCAAGGGTGTCCGAAGCGGGTGAGAAGGCACTGAATATTTCTATCAGCGAAGCATTGAAGGATCGAATATTTAATGAAGCACATGGCAGTGTTGCAGTTGTTCAAGAACTACTAAAAAAATTCTGCGAGCTATCAGGTGTCAAGGAAGTACAAAGAGAAATTCTGAACTTGGACAATCAAGATATTTTAGAGCAAGCAATAACTGTCAAGGTTACTGATTACGCTTCACGACATGTGAGAAGTTTAGAGTCCATTGCTGCCGGAAGTAGAAGTCGGAGGCCTAGTGAGGATGCCGTAGCTCTTTATCTACAATATTATCTTGTTCAGGTATTACTCAGTCGTAGCTATAGTGAATTAAAAGATGGGATAGAACGAAAAACATTACAAGAACTTATCCGCGAAATACATACACACCCTGAAAATGTAAGAACTTCTGATGTTACGGGTACATTGAAACGATTACCTGTACTTCAAACTAATCAAAATATTGTTCCTCCACTGTTTGATTATGATCAAGGAACAAGACGATTGAAAGTTGTGGATTCTACACTTTATTTCTTCATTGATAACTGTAATGCTGAAGAAGTGATGGCGGAAATACCACATCCTGACTCACTCGCGGGATCCTAAACAATACTTTCAGACGTTAGTTTAGTTTTATTATTACAAAATCAACCCACTATAACAATGTCACCGGAGTCATCCGGATTCGGTGACAACGTTTCTTACCATTTCTTGGCAGATTTTTTAGTTTCTCGGCACATCATCGACCAGGACTACCGCGACATGTAGTATGCCAAAGACAAACAAGTTGCCAGGTGCGGCAACGCGGTACCGCCGCCATTCGCTGAGGCGCTGGTCAGGGGGAACTTGCCGGATCTTTGCAAAGAGAAAGAATTAGCAGCGTGATGTATAATTCAATAATTAATTTTTACAGCGAGGTTGCTATGGAGCTTGAATTTTTATTGATTGGTAATGGATTAACAGGAAAAATAAAAAAACATTATTTCACTGGTCACAAATTTAACTTGAAAAATATCACAGTGGAACCAGCTAATCCCACTCCATTCAACAACTTAGTTGAAGAATTTAATGTTATTTTGCACCTATATAATAATGAAACTTATGCGATAGGATTAGCCGAATCTAGTGATTCTTTACAGATAGAATCTCTTATAGACAAGACCAAAATTAAACCGATACCTAAAGCTTTGTTATAATAACACGCCTCGCATTAGCGGGGCTTTTTTTAGCTCATCGGCTTTGAAAATACCGAAATCCTGTGCATAATGACAGTGTCAGCCTGAACAACTGACGCTGATTACCGGCGCTATGGAGAATACCATGGCGCAGCTACAACTCATTAAACAATCCTCAGGAATCCTGATCCCGGCTACGCCCGAGACCAGCGATTTTCTGCATTCAAAATGTAAGCTCGGTGCGGTACTTGAAGCCGAGTTCCGCCAGCTACGCAACCCGGCATTTCACCGTAAATTTTTCGCACTTCTCAATCTGGGATTTGATTACTGGGAACCGATCGGCGGCGCGATATCTTCCAACGAGCGCAAACTGGTTAACGGTTACGCCAGATACCTGGCCGCTTTCGGGGGAAACGAAAGCGCGCTGATGGATGCTGCTGAGCAATATCTGGATCAGGTGGCCAGCCGACGCATTATCAACGGCATCAGCCTTTGTAAATCCTTCGATGCGTATCGTGCCTGGGTAACTATCGAGGCCGGGCATTTCGAAACCATCCAGCTGCCCGACGGCACCCTCCGTAAACATCCCCGTAGCATTTCTTTCGCGAGCATGGACGAAACCGAGTTCCAGCAACTCTACCGTGCCGCGCTGGATGTGCTGTGGCGCTGGATATTATCTCGCGTTTTTCGCGATCAGCGAGAGGCCGAGAACGCCGCCGCGCAGCTGATGAATTTTGCGGGGTGAGCATGGCTAAAAAAGCTCGTCGCAAATGCAAAACCTGCGGGGAATGGTTTCACCCGCAATATGCCAACATCTGGTGGTGCTGTCCTGAGCACGGCGCTATCTACGCGCTGGAGCTGCGCGCCAGGCAGAAGGTGAAAGAAACAGCTAAGCGGGTCAAGGCAGAGAAGAAAGCCGAAATGGAAGGGCGTAAGCGTGCCGCTGAACGCCGCCAGGCAGTGAAACCTCTAAGTCACTTCCGAAATCAGGCGCAACAGGCTTTTAACGATTTCATCCGGTACCGCGATCGACACCTCCCGTGCATCAGCTGCGGGCGGCATCACGACGGTCAGTATCATGCCGGGCACTTTCGCACGACAGGGGCGAATCCGGAATTACGCTTCAACGAAGACAACTGCCATCGCCAGTGTGCCCCCTGTAACAACCACCTTTCAGGAAATCTCATCAACTATCGCCCGGCGCTCATCCTGAAGATAGGGCAGGCGCGCTTTGATGCACTGATGGGGCAGCACGAATTGCCGAAGTGGGGTCGTGATGATTACATCCGCATCCGTGACGATTACCGCGCAAAACTCAAAGAACTGAAACAGCAGGAGTCCGCATGACTACCGAAAATTATTACCAGATTGGTTGTGCCGCCCTGCTGGCGCTCGGGTACGTACAGGACTGGTTCGCAACGAGAAAGGGGAAACGGTGAACAGACAACATTACAAAATGGATGTTATACGCCTGCGCTGGCAACGCCTGAGAATCTACCGCTTTCGCGGCTCTGTTGTAACGGATTGCCGCATATTGAGAAATTACATTAAATCAGCAATGAGGGCTGCCGGATGAACCTGGAATCATTACCAAAGTACTATTCTCCTAAATCCCCAAAGCTGAATGATGATGTTCCAGCAACTGGTGGTGGTGCACTATCTATTTCCGATGTTATGGCTGCCCAGGGCATGGTGCAGGCCGAGGCCCCGTTAGGGTTTAACCTGTTCCTGGCGAAGATGGGCATTCAGGATCCGCAGCCAGCTATCGAAGGACTGATGAATTACGCGTTAGCGTTAAAAAACTCGGTGTTGAATAAGCTGAGCGACGAAGCTCGCGCCGAAATGGCACGCTGCCTGGCCCAGTTCGCATATAGCGACTATGCCCGCTCAGCGGCCAGCAGCTGCGAGTGCAACCACTGCAACGGGAAGGGCGTGATTCGCATCATGCGCGAAGTGGTCAAGCACCCTGGGGTAAAAGGGATTGAAGCGACAGTACGCAGGGAGGAGGTTGAGATGCTTTGTAAGTACTGCGCAGGGAAGGGCAAGATTAGCACCGCATGCCGCGATTGTTCAGGACGTGGAACAGCAATCGATAAAAAGCGGAGCCTTTTACACGGGGTACCGGTTCAGAAAATATGTGATCGCTGCAATGGCAAAGGCTTCAGCCGGCTCCCGACCACCCTGGCACGCGCCCGGGTAGCTAGTCTGGTAACGGATATGACCGATTACCAGTGGTACAACGGGTACGCTGAAGTGATCAATAAACTCGTAACGAAGTGCTGGCAGGAAGAAACATACGCGGAGCTAAAATTGAGGGAAGTCACGCGATAGCAACATATTTAGCGAAAATGGCGGCATGATGCTTGCCATTTTCAAAAAATATGGGTAGGATTTTTCCAACGATGGGCATTTTATGTTCACCGTTCCATCTTAAACGCTACGCAAGACGTGTAGTTCTTTTTAAGGAACTCGTCATGAATAGTGCAAAACAAACTCCAATAGATACGCGTAAAGCCTTAGCCTTTGATTCCCGATTTCCTTTCCAAGAAATCGTACTGATTCTTGAACGGCTTAAATGCTACGACGATGATCGCCGTTCTTTTGTGAAAATTATTGATACCCGATCCGGTAAGTTTACTTATAGGTATTGGCCTAATGCTTACTACGATAGTTTTCCTGAGAAAAATAGCGTATTAGCTAATCATTCTCGAATCATGCTTCCTTGGGAGCTGAAGTATTAAGTGTAAGTAATTTATTTATCCAGCGCGTCGAATGTTCATCCCACTTTAAAGAAAAGAAACGATTTACAAGGCCCACTTCGGTGGGCCTTTTTTATTTCCCCTCACTCCTGAGAGGACTCACACACAAGAGGGGGCGTAATGTCCGAACCTTTTTCCGGTACCGTAGCCGCCGGTAGCGCGCTGACCGGCGCCAGCATTTATGGACTGCTTACCGGCACTGATTACGGCGTGGTGTTCGGCGCGTTTGCCGGAGCCGTGTTCTACGTGGCCACCGCTGCCGACCTGACGATTTTTCGCCGTACCGCGTATTTCGTTGTCTCGTATTTTGCTGGCGTGTATGGCTCGGGGCTGGTGGGTTCGTGGCTGGCAAAAATGACGGGCTACGCAGACAAGCCACTGGACGCGCTCGGTGCGGTGATTTTGTCTGCCGTGGCAATCAAGACGCTGACGTTTTTCAGTGAACAGGACCCGCTAAAGCTGCTGGCACGCTGGAGAGGGGGAACCAATGGTAATTAACGATCCGCTGGTGGTGACGAACGTGGTGGCCTGCGCCGCAATCGTTCTGCGCCTGATGATGTTCCGTAAGCCTGGCGGGCGACATAACCCGTGGGCCTCATGGCTGGCCTATGTGATTATCCTGGCGTATGCATCGGTGCCGTTCCGGTACCTGTTTGACTCCTACCTGCATACCCACTGGGCAACCGTGACGATAAACCTGATTATCTGCGCCGCTGTGTTTCGTGCGCGGGGTAACGTGGCGCGGCTCTTCTATGTACTGAGGTCTGAATGAAACAATCACAATTTCAGCAGGCGGCTGGTATAAGCGCCGGATTAGCTGCGCGCTGGTTTCCGCACATTGAAGCGGCCATGAAAGAATTCGGTATCACTGCACCGAATGACCAGGCGATGTTTATCGCGCAGACCGGGCATGAATCCGTTGGCTTCACCCGGCTGGTGGAAAGCATGAATTACAGCATTTCAGGTCTGGCGGGTTTCATCCGCGCCGGGCGGCTTACTCAGGACCAGGCTAATGCGCTGGGCCGCCGCTCGTATGAAAAGGCACTGCCACTGGAGCGCCAGCGCGCCATCGCAAATCTGGTTTACAGCAAACGCCTGGGCAATAAAGCGCCTGGCGATGGCTGGAAATATCGCGGTCGTGGCCTGATTCAGATCACCGGGCTGGATAATTACCGACGCTGCGGCACCGCGCTGAAACTCGATCTGGTCACCAGCCCGGAGCAACTGGAGCAGGAGCGTAACGCGGCGCGTTCGGCGGCATGGTTCTACGCCACCAGCGGTTGTCTGCTTTACTCCGGCGACCTGGCTCGCGTCACGCAGATTATTAATGGCGGGCAGAACGGCATTGAAGACCGCAGGCAACGTTACAACCGTGCGCGGGCGGCATTGTTATGATCCAGGCGCTGCTGAAGAAGTACTGGTTTCCGCTGATGGTGCTGGTGTTGATTGTCGTACTGGCCATTCTGGTTAACCGGTACCGTGAAAAAGCCATTGAGTTTAAAAAGCAGCTTGACGAGAGAACACAGGCGCTAAGTCTGGCGACCGCCACCATTAACGACATGCAGGTGCGCCAGCGTGATGTTGCTGCACTCGATGCCAAATACACGAAGGAGTTAGCCGATGCAAAAGCTGAAAATGATGCTCTGCAGCGCAAGCTTGATAATGGTGGCCGGGTGCTCGTCAAGGGCAAATGTCCCGTCCAGGATAACGCCTCCGCCACCGGCAGCATGGGCGATGCAGGAACCGTCGAACTCTCTGACCTTGCTGGACGAAACGTTCTCGGTATCCGATCCGGAATCATCCGCGACCAGAAAGCCCTGAAATATTTGCAGGATTACATCAACACACAGTGTCTTAGGAAAAAAAAACCCTCCTGAGGAGGGCTGGTCAGAAAAGATAATGTAATATCATTTTTTATAATTCCTTAATTACTCAGCTCAGACATCGTGACTCTACCCCTGGGTTGGTAGAATTAATAGTATGATCACTAATTCTGACTTAGCAAGCATAAGCGGTGTGTTTGATGTTTCATACCGCTCCGTATAGCTTATTCACGCTGAAAGCCTATACTTATAAAGCAGTAAATCGCTGCTTATAAATACAGGAACATGTCATGAATAATCATTCCTTGAACGTAAGTAAAGACGTGCCGAAAAAACCCGATAACAATCCGAAAGATAACGATAAAAATCCACAAAAAAATAAAAAATAGCTGCTCAGGCTAACGTTAATCATTCCTTGCATCGGCACACCTGTTCCTGGAGGCTCAGCCATTGGTGCACCTGTGCCGATGGCTGACTTACTGCAAGTGTTACAGAACCAGGCTTTTCGGACACAGATAAATCCGGAGTTCGCTGTAATACTTGACGATTTTTGAATGCCCTTCAGGAAGACTAATAATAAAAAACCGCCCGCGGGCGGTTTTTTATTATTGAATACAGACATGTACCCAACGGAACCTTAAAAAATAACCTTGCGCTGGATAAGAAGGATATTAATAAATGAAGGTATACAGTTAATTTTCTCTGAATCTTCTTTTCGACTCTTGTTCATTGATGTACTCAAAAGGCAGTAATTTTTCTGGTTTGTTATCCAAAAACCATCCCTGGCTGTTGCGTTTAAGAAATGCGCCTGTTGCAAAGTTAATATTACTTACACTGCGAATTAATGCGAATTTGCCATTATTAAAAGCGACCCGGTGAATGCAAATCGGATGTGAGGCCTCTCCATGAAGCCGGCTCTCAACAATCTCACCTGTAAGCATTACGTCTGAAGTATTTTTCATGATCGCTTTCTGTCTCTTAGTATTCTGGTTAAAAATATCATTTATGAATGCAGAGCGGTTTATCCTCCAATACACTTACATTCAGATGGTAAGAAATCCAGACTGCAGTACGGGCATTCGAGAGGTGAATTTTTACGCATTTTACCTGCTTTCTGGTCTGCGACCTGAGAGCATCTCGGACATGTGACATGCACCGGACGCTCCCTGAATTGCCTAAGTCCGCTGGTGTACGACAAGGTTTGTGCTCCAGACTTGTATAGAAAGGTTAGAGTTACCAGAAACGTATTGCTGGATGAGTGTGGTTAAAATCCCGCACGAACAAGTTAAGGTTGCTTACCGTTCCTCTGGGAGAAAGAAGTGTCCACAATGTGGGCAGATACAGGTAATGTTCTTACGGATTTTACTGCTTCGTTGTTCCATTACATGAGAGCAGTGCGGACAGTTAACTTTAACGGGCTTATCCATGAACATCTTTAGGTCATCGAAAATAGTCATAATATTTACCTGGTAGATGTATGGGTACTCATTGTATTCCTCCTGATTTTTATTTGCTCACTTATTGTTCAGTTATGCTTTTCCTCATGATGAACCAGGTGGTTCGATATTCTGCTTTTTGCGAAGAAAATCAAACTTTCCGATAAAAAATTCCCTTATATCTTTATTAGTAAACCACTGGCACCCAAGGGGTATTTTGCGCCTTGTAGCGCGCTATCAAGCGAGTCTTTCATGCTTTAGCCTGGCGAGATTGTTACTCAGGCGGCCAACACTTAACACACAAACAGGACAAACTTATGGCTGGAGATAGAATATTAAGGCCATACCCATCAAGCTTGTTTATCGATAACCCTGACTTCAAACCTTATAATCGCCTGGTGCCGGCGGAAGATGTCCACGAGTGGATACATGCCGAAATACTGAGCGAAGAAGGTACATTGCATAATCCTGACCATTTCCATTTGCTGGAAGCTGACATCGTGTTCATGTGGGCGTCGAATGCGTTCGCGAAGAAGGGGCGCACAGTGCTGGGGCAGTGTGAAGAGGTAATGATGCGCGCTGGTGGATGGCAAAAAGCCCGGATGGAGCAGCAGATGTACGAATGGTTCGGACGTATTCCCGATTTCATCATCACACTGGCGGCTGATTACTGCGCTCAGTGTTCCGATCTGGAATTCTGCGCGCTGGTGGAGCATGAGCTGTACCACATCGCACAGGAAACCGATGAATTCGGCTTACCGAAGTTCTACCGGGACAGCGGGTTGCCAAAACTGAAACTGCGCGGCCACGATGTGGAAGAGTTCATTGGCGTCGTTCGCCGCTACGGTGCCAGTCACGATGTGCAGCAGCTGGTGGACGTAGCGAACAGGCCTGCGGAAGTGGCTCATATTGATATCGCCAGAGCATGCGGGACATGCATGTTGAAACTGGCTTGATTACCTGGACTGACCTGGACGAATGGTGAATTATGGCGGCTCTTAAAAAATATGTGAAAGCCTACATAGTTCAGGCGCTTGCGTGCTTCGATACCCCCTCTCAGGTTGTAGAGTCTGTCCAGGCAGAATTTCAGGTAAAAATTACTCGCCAGCAGGTCGAAGCTTACGACCCCACGAAGGCCAGTGGAAAAGCATTAGCGTCGCGCTGGGTAGAAATGTTCAACGCCACTCGCACACGTTTCCAGAACGAGATCGCCGACATCCCGATCGCCAACAAGGCGTACCGGCTGCGTGCGCTCGACCGAATGATGACGAAGGCCGAGACAATGCGGAATATGGCGCTGGCAGCGTCACTGATTGAGCAGGCTGCTAAAGAGTGTGGTGATGCTTACACCAACAAACATAAATTCGAACATTCCGGGCCAAACGGTGGTGCTATACAGACGATCACCATGAGCAAAGAGGAATACAAATCCGCAAGGCAGGAGATGATGGAGGATGACGACTGCTGAGCAAAAGGCATTTGCCCGTAAGGTTGAATGCGAAGAGGATGGGCTGTATTACGCGCGCTATTTCTTCAAGCAGCGCACCGGCGGCAAGATGATTGTCGCACCGCATCACAAAGTTATACAGCAGACGCTGAGCCGCGTTATAGATGGCGATATAAAACGCCTGATCATTAACGTTCCACCTGGTTACACCAAAACAGAACTGGCCACCATTAACATGATGGGCCGGGGACTCGCGCTAAACCGGCGCGCCCGTTTTATGCACCTTTCGTACTCCCACCAGCTGGCATTACTTAATTCATCAACCGCACGCGGCATGGTCAAATCGCAGGCTTACCAGACAATGTGGCCGATGGCGTTGCGTGACGATGCAGACAGTAAGGCGATGTGGTGGAACGAATACGGCGGTGGGGTTTATGCGTCTTCAGCTGCCGGCCAGGTTACCGGCTTTCGCGCCGGACACATGGAGCCAGGCTGGCAGGGCGCGCTTATTATCGACGACCCGGTTAAACCAGATGATGCCTACAGCGAGACTGTACGCGATGGCGTAAATAACCGTTTTAACGAAACCATCAAATCACGTCTGGCCGTCGAAACGACGCCAATGATTGTGATTATGCAGCGTATCCACTATCACGACCTCAGTGGATACCTGCTACGTGGTGGATCCGGTGAAATGTGGCATCACCTAAATCTGCCGGTAATTATCGATAACAGCCAGGCGTATTCGGCGCAATACCCGGAAAACACCCACGCTATCCCCATTGATCATGGTCTGCCTGATGGCTGGCTCTGGCCGTTCAAGCACAACGAGTCACACCGCTTATCGCTGTTCTCGCACCGGCGAACTGCCGAGGCGCAGTACATGCAGAAGCCCCGCAAATTTAACTCTGAGGGCGCGCTGTGGACTGAGGCGATGATTAGCGCCGCGCGCGACCTGCAGATCTGCTTTGATAAGGTCCGTACGGTTATTGCGATTGACCCGCAGGCCACAAACAGCGATGAAAGCGACGAAACCGGGATTGTGGTCGCCAGTGCATACGGTGCTGGTGATAAAAAACAGTTCTCTGTGGATGGCGATTACAGTGCCAAATACTCACCGGCTGGCTGGGCTAAAAAGGCTATGTGGGCCTATGAGGAACATGGCGCTGATGCCATCGTTATCGAAACTAATCAGGGCGGCGATATGGCGGAGGAAACATTGCGTAACGCCGGGTTCAAGGGCCGCATTATTCGTGTCCATGCCAATAAAGGTAAATTCGCCCGCGCCGAACCGATATCCGCGCTTTACGAACAGGGGCGCGTAGCTCATCACGGTAATCTCTATTTACTGGAAAACCAGCTAATGGAATACGTGCCAGCGACTGCCAAAAAGTCACCCGACCGACTGGATGCCGCTGTGTATGCGCTGACTGAACTTGGTGGAGCGCAGGCTATTGGTATGATGATTCCTAAACGGCTAAGATAGTCTTTCTCATTCTTCATAAACGGAAAGATAAATGGATAAAGACATTGAGCGAATTCAACTTGAGCATTTGAGCGATCATGATTTAGAGCAAAAGGCTTTAGGCCTTGGCATAATCGATGAAAGCGTGTCTATCGAGAAGTGTTCAGACGAGTTTGTTGACGAGCTGATTGGAAGAATAATTGAAGCTGAAGCTTATGCTACTTCTCAGGATGAAGAATGGGATACCCAACAGCAAATCATTGAACAACAAAAGTTAGATGATCGTTTTTCTGATTAACATCTAACACTTCAAAAAGGTCGCTTCGGCGGCCTTTTTTATTGCCAGAAACCCACCAAACGGATCCCAGCATGAACAATAATCTTGAACTGGCCGTCAACCATGCGTTGGCAGATGCCAGGCTTGCGCGCGCCCGTATGCTGGCGGCTAACCCGACTATGGGGCTGGATGTAAAGCGCAGCACGGCGTGGTGCGAGTATGGATTCAAGGACGACATTACCTTCGATGATCTCTACAGTCTGTACCGGCGCGGCGGTATTGCACACGGCGCAGTCAAAAAGCTGATCGGCGCGTGCTGGCAAAGCAACCCGGAAATTATTGAAGGCGATGAGCAGGACGAAACCCGCGACGAAACAGTCTGGGAACGGAAAACTAAGTCTGTATTAACGCATCGCTTCTGGCGCTCTTTTGCTGAGGCTGATTTACGGAGGCTGGTGGGGCGTTACTCCGGCATTCTGCTGCATGTACGGGACGGCAAAGACTGGAACCTGCCTGTAACCAGAGGGCGGGGACTGGAGAAAATTACCGTAGCCTGGGCGGGAACACTCAAGGTTAAGGACTGGGATACTGGACTCAATTCCAGAACCTACGGCCAGCCGAAAATGTGGCAATACATTGAGCAACTGGCGAACGGTGCCATCCGGCGCGTGGACGTTCATCCGGATCGCGTTTTTATACTGGGTGATTATTCTCCCGACGCTATCGGCTTTCTTGAACCAGCCTATAACGCGTTTGTCAGCCTGGAGAAAGTGGAGGGCGGCAGCGGTGAATCCTTCCTGAAGAACGCCGCCCGCCAGCTGAGCATTAACTTTGACGAAAAAATCGACTTCACCAATCTGGCCTCGCTCTATGACGTGAGCGTGGCAGAATTACAGGACAAGTTCAATGAAGTCGCTGTGGAGATTAACCGGGGTAATGACGCGCTACTGACGACCCAGGGTGCAGCTGTCACACCGCTGGTAACCACGGTGGCCGACCCCGGCCCGACTTATGACGTAAACCTGCAGACGGCTGCCGCTGCGCTGGATATCCCGACCAAAATCCTCGTTGGCATGCAGACGGGCGAACGTGCCAGTACCGAAGACCAGCGCTATTTCAACGCGCGCTGCCAGTCCCGCCGCGGCGATTTATCATTCGACATAGAAGACCTGTGTGACAAGCTGGTGACGCTGGGCATTCTCGACGCGGTAGGGCAAAAAACGGTTATCTGGGATGACCTGAACGCCAGCACCGACGCTGAGAAGCTGGCCGCAGCCAAAACAATGGCGGAAATTAACAGCGCCTCGATCGCCACTGGTGAACAGCCCTTCACGGGAGAAGAAATTCGCGTCGCTGCCGGGTATGAGGGCTCGCCTGCACCTCTGGGGGAAGACGATGAAGAAGAGGAAAACGAAACCTCCGATTCTGCCGGGAAACCTTAACGATCCCACCGGTGCAGACCGCCTCGAGCGCGCTGCTATTAACGAGTTCGGCAAACGGATAAGGCGCATTGCCAAAGCTTACCAGGACATTCTCGACCGTATTCCCGCATCGCCCGCTGTAAACCTTCGCTACACATTCGACCTGGACACCTCACTGTTATCAATGCTTCTCAGCAACGCCTCGGTGATTGTTGATGAAATCCTCTTTGGTAGCAGCGAGACCGATTTCTGGTTCTGGCGGGATTACGTCAGGCAGGGATATCAGCGCGGTACGGCCCAGGAGTTTGCCAGTCTGTCGCAGCAGTCGCCGGTCTATGCCGCCGGGCGTGAAAGTCTTCAGCAGTTATTGCTGAGCGATACCTACCAGCGCCGTCTGCTGCTGGTGAGAACCCGTGTATTTGAGGAGATGAAAAACCTCAGTGCGCGCATGAAATCGGACATGGCGCGCATTCTGACCGATGGCATGGGGCGTGGGCAGAATCCACGGGAAATCGCGAAACGCCTCACCAGCCAGACCGGGATTGAACTCAGCCGGGCTAAGCGTATTGCCCGCACGGAAATACCGACGGCGCTGCGCCGTGCCCGGTGGGATGAAACGGATGATGCTGAGGCTCAGTACGGCATTACAACCCGTCTTTTGCATCTGTCAGCATTCAGCTCGACAACGCGGCGTAAACATGCGCTTCGCCACGGGCATCTCTACACCACCGAAGAGGTTCGCGACTGGTACAGCGTCGACGGCAACGCGATTAACTGTAAATGCACGCAGGTTGCTGTGCTTGTTAACGCAAGCGGTCAGCCGCTTAACCCGAACATCATTGATATGGCTAAAAAGCGCCTGGAGAAAGCGCAGAAAGCCGGACTCATCGCCAACCACTGCGACTGCGGCCACCACAGAGCCGCGTAACCGCGAGACACCACCATGACCATGCAAGTAAACGTCACCACCCGTGTGAACAGCCAGTCCATCCGTCGGGAAGTTCACAACGGGCGCGATCATCTGATCCTGCCCAGTTACACGCTGCCGGCCAATGTCGTTATGAACGGCGGTCTCTATTCTGCCAGTGAAATCGACGCGCACTATGCGGGCCTCGAGGGGACGCTGGCACCGCTCGGTCATCCGCAGGTAAACGGCCAGTTTGTGTCGGCATTCTCGCCTGAAGGGCTGAATGTCGGGTTCGTCGGCGCGTGGAACCGCAACGTTAAAAAATCCGGCAACCGCATCTACCTGGAGAAGTGGGTGGATGTGAATAAAGCCAGCGAGTCGGAAGGCGGGCGTGAACTGCTTGAGCGCGTGGCAGCCATCGAACGTGGCGAAGACGTGCCGCCAATTCATACCAGTGTGGCGGTGTTTCTTGACCAGCTCGAACCCAATGAAGAACAGAAGGCGCTGGGTGCTGAGTGGGTGGCAAAAATTCATGGCATGGATCACGACGCCATTCTGCTGCACGAAGTCGGCGCTGCCACACCCGAGCAGGGCGTTGGCCTGATGGTGAATGCCGACCTGGCCACACCACTAAAAGCCAACTCTGGTGCGCTGGTGGGCGAATCCTTCCGGGAGCGTGAACAGCGCCTCGACCGTGCAGCCAAGGCCCGATTCGCCCCCGGCGAGAACGAATATGCCTGGGTGGCTGACTTCACCGATTCGCAGGTAGTGATTATTCGCAATGGCGGCAGTGCGCAGGTTTACGGCTACACCGCTGACGGCGGAAAAATCACCTTCGACGACACTGGCATACCTGTAGCCCGTCAGGAATCCTGGGTCACCGTTGTAACCAACAAAGTTAAATCCCTTTTCACACCGCAGGATAAGCCTGCAACCAACCATCAAACGGAGGGCGACATGCCTTTAACCAAAGAAGAACTGGAACAAATCGGCAGCATGATCGGCCAGGCCGTTGCAACCAACACGGAGGCGGCTATTAAGCCTCTCGCGGAAAAGGTTGATGCGCTGCAGGCCAATCAGCAGCAGCTCGCTGAGACCCTGACCGCTAACTCCCGTGGCGAAGAAGCAACGAAGCGCGCGGCGGTTGCGAAAGTTCACGGCGAGATCGTTGCGAACGCGCTGTCAGGTGACGCACTGGATGCGATGTTCAAAAACCTGGGCGAAGCCGCACCACTGGGCACTAACTCCGCGCAGCAGCAGAAAGAAACCGGCGCGCCAGACGCAAGCACCTACTTCCCGGCCTAACTGAGCAGGCTGAACAGTCACCCACTTTCAAAGGAGACCGCGCATGGCTTCCCGCTATCGTCGCGTAAATATCGACGGGCAGTCGCTTTATAAGACTGAAACCCGTACCACTGTTGCTGCCCTGTTACCGGGTACCGCAGCGATTATCAACGGTGATGATCAGTTTGCACAGGCGTCTGCGCTGACTGGTCGTCTGTACATTATTGACTGCGCTTATCATCAGGGGCTGGGTATCCGTGATGCCATTCCTGAAGGCGATTCCGCAGTAGGCAACTATGTGGAAGAAGGTCGTGAGCTGGCGCTGCTGTGTGTTCCGGGAGCGTATAAGAAAGACAGCCCGATTAAGCTTGGCGCAAATGGCCAGTTCACCCTGGCTACCGATGACACCGATTCGGTAATCGGCTACAGCCAGGACGTGGCAACCATTGCAGCAGGTACCACTGACTTCATCCGCGTTCGTATGCGTGTCGGCACTGCCGCCGCTGGCGCGTAACTTAAGGATAAATGCACATGTATTTTTCACGAGAAACCCTGGCGGCTAACAGTCGCCTTGTTGGACACTGGAATGAACTCTGGGCTAACCGCAATATGTGGAACGCCCAGCATAACGCGATGATTGCCGCTAACCGTGCGCATATGACACCGGATATGCTGGCGTGCAATGCCGTCGGTGGCTTCGCACGCGAATTCTGGGCCGAGATTGATCGCCAGATTATCCAGTTGCGCGATCAGGAAGTTGGAATGGAAATCATCAACGACCTGATGGGAGTGCAAACGGTTCTGTCGGTAGGCAAAACTGTTAAGCTCTACAACGTGGTGGGTGATATCGCTGATGACGTTCAGGTAACGATCGACGGACAGGCCCCGTTCTCGTTTGATCACACTGATTACGACAACGATGGTGACCCAATCCCGGTATTCACTGCCGGGTACGGTGTGAACTGGCGTCATGTTGTGGGAATGAACTCCGTCGGTGTCGATCTGGTGCTGGATTCGCAAGCGGCGAAACTGAAGAAGGTCAACAAGCGCCGCGTTTCCTACTACTTGGACGGCGACGGCAAAATTCAGGTTCAGGGTTATAAAGCTCAGGGTATGCGTAATCATCGCAATACCAAGCGTATTAACCTCGGCTCGGGCGCTGGCGGTGCAAATATTGACCTAACCTCCGCGAATCAGACGCAGTTAATCGAATTCTTCGGTAAAGGTGCGTTCGGTACCACGGCACGGGCAAACCAGGTAGCGCAGTACGACATCATGTGGGTTAGCCCGGAAATCTGGGCAAATCTCGCACAGCCGTATGTGGTGAATGGTGTTATCAGTGGTACCGTCCTGCAGGCCGTCCTTCCGTTTGCACCGGTGAAAGAAATCCGTTCTACCTTCGCGTTCAAAGGTAACGAGTTCCTCGCTTACCAGCGTCGCCGTGAAGTGATCTCTCCGCTGGTGGGTATGGCGCAGGGGGTTGTGCCGCTTCCGCGCCCGCTACCGAACGTTAACTACAACTTCCAGATCATGTCTGCTGAAGGCCTGCAAATCACTGCAGACGCGGAAGGCCTGTCTGGCGTTGTCTACGGCGTCGCCGCCTAAGGACAATCCATGGCTAAATATGAAGTTATTCGCGCCTGGCACGGCGTGGTGATTGGGGATGTGGTGGAGTTTGAAAACCTTCACCCGGCCTTTAATTCCAATGTCCGTTTGATGCGAGGTGAAGTGGGTGGCTCGCTTACCCCGTCAACACCGGGCGCGGGCACTGATGTGAAATCCCGAAAAGAAATCATTGCTGAACGTCTGAAAGAACTGGGGATCGAGTTCAAAGGCAACCTGGGTGCGGAAAAGCTTTCTGAGCTGCTGCCGCCTGGCGAGCTTGAAAGCCTGTTCCCTGCTGAATAACCGCCGCGAAAGCGGTTTTTTTATGCCCCGTTCCGGCGGGGCGTCTTTTTTCAGGAGTCTGTCATGGTCTCACAGGAACAGGCACAGCAGTACCTGACCGGGCAGGGCATCGCTTTACCCGACTTTGTGCTGGCGGCGCTGATTGACCAGGCCAATGGCATTGAGGAATGCCTGGCACTTCATTACCCGGTATCGACAGCGCTGCTTATCCAGCTTTACCTGCTGGCGCTGATGGGGCTCGGGCAGGGTGATAAATACCTTACCAGCCAGACTGCGCCTAACGGCGCTTCGCGTTCATTCCGGTACCAGTCGTTTTCTGACCGCTGGAAAGGGGCGCTGAGTCTGCTGCGCGGGCTGGACAAACACGGTTGCGCGACGGCGCTTATTCCCCCTGACCCGACGGCTGCGCCAGCATTCGCGGGGATTTGGGTTGGTAAGGGCGGCTGTATGTGCAACGGGGGCCGGTGATGGCCTGGGTATCGGTGAAGCAGCGTCTGCCGGAGCCGTTCGTTAAGGTCTGGGTGATGACAGACAGCGGCAGGAAGGCCACCGGCTACATCAAAGGTAACGGTGAATGGTTCATCTTTTGCCGTGAAGTTGCCGCCGGGAAACCAGAAGTGATCCGCTGGGAGGAGCCATGAGCGCGACAGCGAACTGGGTATATACCAACCTCGCTACCATTTACCCGCGTACATACGATGACTGGAAAGGCACCTGGCTGACCGGCACTCCGTATCTTATCGACTGCACATGGGAGATAAACCAGGAGCAGGCGATCGATGATGCCGGTACCGAGTTCACCACCAATCTGATTATCTCTACCGAGCTGAAGCACAACGGCGCAGATGTCCGCAAACCGCTGCGTAATGACTATGTCGCAGTGGGTGACACAACCGCCGAGCCGGACCCGGTAAAAGCGAAAGGTGATGTG